AAATTTGTATTGTGATTCAGCAGGACCTAACGATACTTGGTTTGACAGTGATCTTACAGGAACTGCCGCATTGGATATTGCAGCTTTGGAAGCTGCGTTAAGTACATGGGCTACATATTCGGTAGATGCAAATGATGAACCGGTGAGTATTGAAGGTGCGCATTTAGTTGTACCGCCGGCTTTGGAGATTACAGCCAAGAAAATTCTTAATACAATAGAAATTCAGGATACCACTGCCACGAATCATAATATTAAGTACAACAACTTTCTTAAGAATCAGCTTAAATTAAGTGTTGATCCTTATATTCCAATCATAGCGACCACAAATGGAAATACATCGTGGTTTTTATTCGCTGATCCCGGTAATGGCAGGCCTGCTGCCGAAGTTGGATTTTTGAGGGGACATACTTCTCCTGAAATTTTCATTAAGTCGCCAAATGCTTCGCGTGCCGGTGGCGGTACTGTTAATGCAATGGACGGGGATTTTGATACTGACTCAATTCAGTATAAGGTTCGCCATGTGATCGGAGGTACGATGCTTGACAATAAAATGGCTTATGGCTCGGATGGATCGGCATAAAAGACATAAAACATCTGATTACGGAGATGTCATTCTTGAAGATATCTATCAGGTACTTTGTGATATTTCCGATAAATTGAATGGCGAATCAGAAGATACAAGTTCTAAGATAGAATTGAAAGAACCAAAATTGGTTACAAGTGAAAGTTTTGATAATATAAAACAAGAAGAAGATCGACCAAAATTTGAACCGGACATGATTGCAGAAAATGAAAATCTTGAATTTGTTTGTGAAATATGTGGGAGGGTTTTTAAATCGGAACGTGGGTTGAAAATACATAAATTTAAAACGCATGGCATTCACGTATGATCTAAATACTGATAGAGGCAAGGTCAGATTGTTGATACCTGATAATAATGTAGATTCTTATGTTTTTGAAGATGATGAGATTGACAAGTTTCTTGCATTAGAGAATATTGACGGAGAAAATAATGTAAAATTAGCATCTGCCCTTGCTCTTGAAACCCTTGCATCATCCGAAATACTTATTCAAAAGAAAATAAAACTTTTGGATTTGACGACAGATGGAGTTTCCATGAGCAAGGAATTACGTGCAAGGGCTGAAAGATTAAGAGAAGAATCTGACCAAGAAAGTTCTTTGGAAATTGCAGAAATGAATCTCAATGATTTTAATTTTCGCCAATTGATAATTAATAGTGCGTTATGAATCAGGAATTAATAAATCCGGAAATGGTAAATAGGTTGAATACATTTTTTCCTGATATTTGTACAATACAAGAATATACGCAAACTTACAATTCTGTTAATGAACCGATAAAAAGTTATGAAGATAAATTTGCAAATATTGCATGTGCTGTAGCCAAAGATACTACTCAGGAAGTTAAAAGTAGTGATGGAAATGTCAGAACCAGCACTCATCGTATTGCGTTAATGAAGTTTTATAACATAAATAAAACAATGAAAGTTCTTTTAAATGGTGAATATTATGATATTCTTCATGTTCAACATGATCAGATGTCGATGATGACATCTCTTGTATGTGAAAAAGTGAGATTATGAAAAAAGCTGAACTTATAGGTGAAAAAGAGTTGAGAAAGGCTTTTGAAAGGCAGGAAGATTTAGTTGTAAGAAGAGGTAAGGCAGCAGTAGAAGCAGGATGTTTTCTTATTTTAAACGATGCAAAAATAAATTCTTCTGTTGTAAGTAGTGATTTAAGAAAATCTTTAGCTTCTAAAGTTAATGTTTCTGTGAAAGGGATTGAAGGTGAAGTGGGTACTAATAAAGAATATGCACCTTGTGTGGAATATGGAACGAGGCCTCATATGCCGCCTGTCAAAGCTCTTGAAACAGCAGCAAACGTATATGGAATTGACGCCTGGGCTTTGGCAATGACTATCAAAAAGAAAGGAACAAAAGCGCATCCTTATCTGCGGCCTGCATTTGATGAAAATAAAGAAAGAGCTTACAATGAGATTAAAACGGTTTTGAATCAATTAATAAAAGATTTCAGGAAATGATTGAAGAGCAATTAATTAATTTTCTTTTATCACGGAAAGAGATAACAGATTTAGTGGATGATAGGATTTATCCTATGCATCGTTGTGAAAATATGACATTTCCCGGAATTACTTATTTGAGAATTTCAAATTCAACGAAAAGCCGTTCAAGGACGAGTATAAATAAAGCGCCTGTTTATCAAATTTCATGCTGGGCTAAAAGTTTTAAACAGGCAAGACAACTTTCTGATGCAGTTATTGAGATTTTTGATAATTATTCCGGTTCAATGGGAAATATTGATTTTGTTTCTTTTCACGAAAATGACAGGGATATATATGAGCCAAACGTAGGTTTATATCATATACCGGTTGATATAGAAATTAATTATGACAAAGAAAAAATTATATTATAAAGATCGACATGGTTGGAATGGCATGGACAAATGGAATTGTAAGTTATGTTCCTTTGATTGTCTCGATGAAGAAAAAATGAAACGACATATTGAAGATGTACATAAACTTTATTTAAAAAAGAAGATCGAAAAAATTCCCGTAAAAGACAGATTCGGGAATAATATGGTTGACAGATATGGTAATATTTTATATAGATAATTATGGCACGAACAGATTTAACAAAAACTCAATCGCCGGGTGGATATTCGGGTACTGGTATTAAGCTGATTTTTGCAGCTGCCGATACTTCAAATAAAAATAAATTCACAGCACGCGGATGTGATATCGTTGTAGCCAAAAACACAGATAGTTCAGCTCATTCTGTAACGATAACAAGCGTTGATGATAAGTATGGCAGACAAGAAGATATCACTGAATACAGTGTCCCGGCCGGTGAAACTCATATTTTCGGACCTTTTCCCATGCATGGTTGGATGCAGTCGGATGGTTCGATATATTTGGAAGCTGATAATACGAATATTGAATTTGGTATAATACAATGGAGGTAAATTATGGCATATAATGCATTTGCAACGATTTTGAAAATAGGTGATAGTACAGGAGGTGCTACCGCTGGGTGGGGAAGTGATCCGTCGAGTGGTTTCACGACTATTGCCGAAGTAAAAGATTTAAGTGGTCCCAGCATGGGCGCTGATGATCAGGAAGTAACTTATCATCAGGCAGCAGGAAAATCAACCACAATGTTTGACAAACAGTACATTCAAGGTCTCCGTGATGGAGGGGAAATATCAATACCTGTTAATTTTCTTCCTGCGGATTCTACTCATGATGCAAGCACAGGACTTCTTGCGGATTTTCTCAATGGGATAGATGATCGTGATTTTGTAATGGTTTTTGGTGATGCGGCTTCAACTGCCTGGTATTTTTGTGGTTATATTAAAGGATTTGAGCCGAGTAATCCGGTTGCCGGAATAATTGAAGCAACAATTACAATTAAATTAAGTGGAAAAATGTCTCTGAGCTGATGGAAAAAACGACAAAAATAACAATTAAAGGAAAAGAATATACCCTTATATTCAATCTTCATGCTTTATCAATGCTCGAAGAAGAAACCGGATTGAAAATTTTTCAATTAAAAGAAAAAGAACTTGAAAAACGTTTGACTTCTTTTAAGTTTTTGGAAATATTTTTCTGGTGTGCCTTAAATACTTATCATCCGGATCTCAAAAAAAGAGATGTCGGTATTATGATAGAATTTGATCGTATGGAAGAATTTTCGAATAAAGCAATGGAGGCATTTACAAAATCTTTTCCGGAAGAAAAAGGTGAGAAGAATGATAACAAAAAAAAATTGAGTGGTTAGATATATGGGCTATCGGTAGATATGATTTAGGGCTTAATGAAAAAGATTTTTGGCGTTTAACTTTCAAAGAATTTGATGCGTTAGTTAAGCGCCTTAATTTTAGAAAAAAAGATAATTTTAGAAAAAAAGAACAACAATACCAGGTAGCTTCCATATTGGCAACACTTCATAATGTTCACAGGACAAATAAAAGTGATAAAATATTCAAACCGGAAGATTTTTTAGAAGAAAAAAAACAACTCACAAATGAGCAGTTATATGAAAAGGCTAAATTGATTTATATGATGTTTAAAAATTATAATAATGGCTGACAGATCACTTTGGGTAAAATTGGGACTCGATAATAAAGATTACAAAAAAAAGATGAGTGCGTCCCAGAAATTGACAAATAAGTTAAAAAGTTCGGTTTTGAAACTTGGTGCTGCTATCGGTGGGGCTTTTGCCGTTAAGAAAATAGTTGGTATAGCAGATAAAACCGCTCAATTTGCTGATGAAATAGGTAAACTTTCAAAGCAAACCGGTATCTCTACTGACGCAATTCAGAAATGGAGATTTGCAGCTGAAAGAAGTGGTGTTTCCGCTGATAAAATGAATACCGTACTTCAAATTTTCGGCAAACGTCTTGGTGAAATGAAAATCGGTACTGGCACTCTTTATACGCGACTTCAAAAACTTGATCCTGCCTTAATGCAAAACCTTTCTTCTGCTAAAAACACAACAGAAGCCTTCAGGATGTATTTAGAGCGAATGAGTCAGGTGGAAGATAAAACTACTCAGGCAACTCTTGCTGATGCGGCTTTTTCAAGAAGCGGTATAGATATGGTGAGAGTAATTGAAGGGGGGATGGAACAGTTTGATGCTTACGGTAAAAAACTTGAAGAGCTCGGAGGGATATTGGGTGAAGATTTAATCAGGGCTTCGGAGGATTACCAGGATCAAATGTCTAATATGAAAATGGCATTCATGGGAATTAAAGGAATTTTATTGGAAACTTTAATGCCGGCTTTTAAATCTGTAATGAAAAATTTGACAAAATTTGCCAAATGGTTTAAAGAAAATATTGAAACAATAAAAATTTGGGCTAAAGCTATCGGAACAGCTGTTTTGGCATTTGCTGCTTTTAAGGGTCTTCAAATGGGAATTAACATGATCAGAGGGATGACTTTTGCTTTCAAGGGGCTTACTGCTGCTATGAAGGCAAATATCGTTATGGCCGTAATAGCTACAATCATTGCTTTGGCACAAAGAATACGGCAGGCATGGAAGGAAAGTGCTAAATTTCGAGCTATGGTA